GGAAGCCGAAGAAGCGCAGAGGTATGTGGAAGAGTGTATGCGGTGGCGACCGTCATGGGCATCTACTCTGCCACTCAACTGCGAGTCAGGCATGGGTAAAAGTTACGGGGATTGCTGATGTCAGTTTCATACACATGGTCATATTCGTCGCTAGATCTGTTCAACCAGTGCCCTCACAAGTACTACAGGTTGAAGGTAAAGAAAGATATCAAGGAGCCGCTAAGTGACCACCTTGTGTATGGACTGGACGTTCACAAAGCCGCCGAGGACTTCATCGGCAAGGGCACACCGATCCCCGAGAAGTACAAGTTTATTGAGCCGTCGCTACTGAAACTGAAAGCCTACGAAGGCGAGAAGTTGTGCGAGTACCGCATGGGGCTGACCAAGAATCTGGAACCCTGCAAGTTTTTCGACAAAGGTGTGTGGTGGCGTGGCGTAGCAGATTTGATCATCCTAAATGGTGACTCTGCAAAAATCGTGGACTACAAGACTGGCAAGTCGTCTAAACATGCTGATACGAAGCAGTTGGAGATTCTGTCGCTGGCAGTCTTCAAGCACTTCCCGCAGGTCAAGCGGGTCAAGGGTGGGCTGCTGTTCGTAGTGGCCAACGACTTTGTGAAAGGCGATTTCGATGCCGGACAGACTGATGTGTATTGGCAACGATGGCTAACCAATACGGCACAGCTAGAGAAGGCGTTCGAAGTAAACGTATGGAATCCCCGGCCTAACTTCACGTGCAAGAATTGGTGTCCGGTTAAAGACTGCACACATAACGGGAGATAGAGATGTCAGATATAAAAGTTAAGTTGAGTGAGTCCGGCATGGATACACCGGGATTTCACGATTACCAATATTACTACCCGACAACAAATACTGGGAGTAACCAAGACGAATTTGTAATTGGTATAGAGAATGCTAGTGGTAATCCCATTTCAATTTCTCTGTTTGATAAGTCTGGAGGGTGCATCGCAGACTATGAACAAGATATTGATATGGTCGTTATCAAGATTCATGGTGGTATTGAACACACCGACTTTTTCAACATGCTGAAACTTATCAAGGAAGCGCACGAAGTTAATGGTGCGCTAGGAGGTACACATGGCTCGTGACTACCGTCGTGAATACGACAACTACCAAGGCAAACCTGAACAGGTCAAGAACCGCGCTAAGCGTAACTCTGCTCGCGCCAAGATGATGCAAGCCGGGCGCGTACGTAAAGGCGACGGTAAAGATGTTGACCACAAGGTTCCGCTCAGCAAGGGCGGGTCAACCAAAGCCACCAATCTGAAAGTTACTAGCGTCCACGCGAACCGTTCGTACAAACGTCAGAAGGATCGGAAACCTGCCTAATGCAGATTATAGATAACAAAGCGTTGCTAATTAGAGTGCGTGAACCGGGGCGTATTACGTCTGCAATCCGTACAGCAAAGCAACTGAACGATACTGATGTGCTTGTGAAGTGGGGCCTAGAAGAGGCCCAGATCCTGAAGAACTTGCGGCTGAAAGATGTGCCCTCGCCAATTATGCGAGATTACGCATGGTCTGGACTTCAGAAGCCGTTCAAGCACCAGTACACCACGGCATCGTTCCTGACTCTGCATCGACGGGCTTTCTGCTTTAACGAGCAGGGTACGGGTAAAACGGCATCTGCTATCTGGGCTGCTGACTACCTGATGAAGCAAGGGCTAGTGCGGCGTGCGCTTGTGCTGTGTCCGTTGTCGATCATGCAATCCGCATGGGAGAACGACCTGTTCAAGTTTGCTACGCACCGTACGTGCGCTATCGCCCATAGTTACTCCAGAGAGAAACGTATCAAAGCCGTGGAGGGCGATGCAGACTTTGTTATCTGTAACTTTGACGGACTGGATATCGTTAAGGAAGCGGTGATCAAGAACAGGTTTGACCTGATCATCATCGACGAGGCTAACGCCTATAAGAACGTATCCACAAAGCGATGGAAGGTATTGAACTCGATACTTACTCCATCGACATGGGTATGGATGATGACAGGTACGCCAGCGGCGCAGTCCCCCACGGATGCCTACGGACTTGCCAAGATTGTTAATCCGAACAACATTCCTAAGTTTTTCGGTGCATTCCGGGACAGGGTGCTGACTAAAATCACGCAGTTTAAGTGGGTGCCAAGGCCGCAATCAGAACAGATTGTCCACGAGGCACTGCAACCTGCGATTCGGTTCACCAAGGACGAGTGTCTGGATCTGCCTGAGATGACCTACGTCATGCGTGACGTACCACTGACTAAGCAGCAAAAGACTTACTACGAAGAGATTCGTAAACAGATGTTGACAATTGCTGCGGGTGAGGAGATCACGGCGGTCAATGCTGCGGCAAGCCTGAACAAGTTGCTCCAGTTGTCGTGTGGCGCGGTCTACTCGGATAGTGGTGAGGTGGTGTCGTTCGATGCGCGGAACCGAATGGAGGCGTTACTGGAGGTTATCGAAGAGGCAAGCCAGAAGGTAATCATCTTTGTTCCATATCGTCATGCTATTGAGATCATTGCCGAGGAACTGGAGGCTAATAAAATATCTTGTGAGATCATCAATGGCGCAGTACCGGCTAGCCGACGCTCCGAAATATTCAAGAAATTTCAAGAGACTACGGAGCCGCGAGTGCTTGTCATTCAGCCTCAAGCGGCTGCACATGGTGTCACGCTACATGCAGCCAACGTGGTTGTCTGGTGGGGTCCGATAACGTCTATTGAGACTTATTTGCAAGCAAACGCTCGTGTCCACCGTGCGGGTCAACATCATCCCTGTACGGTAGTACACTTGCAGGGCAGTCCGGTTGAGAAGCGCATATACAAGATGCTGTCTCAGAAGTTGGACGTGCATACCAAGTTGATCGAACTCTATCGAAATTTTATTGAGGAAATTGCTTGACAGTGTAAAGAAGATGCTATAAATTCTTAGACCCACAAGGAGAATATATGAGTGCAATGAACGCTGAAAAACTTGCGGAAGTCTACGTGAAGATTCGTGAGGCACGTAGAGAGTTGGCCAAAAAAGACGAAGATCTAAAGGCACAACTCGACGTTATTACTGAGCAGTTGCTTGAGATCTGCAAAGACCAAGGGGCTACCACTATCCGCACACAACACGGTACGATCTCACGGCGTGCCAACAAACATTACTGGACTAGCGACTGGGATTCGTTCTTCAGATTTATCAAAGAGAACGACGCCTTTTCGCTTATGCAGCACCGTATTAACAACAATAATATGGCGCAGTTCCTTGAAGAGAACCCAAACCTTCACCCGCCCGGGTTACAGGCAGACATCAACCCGACTATCGTAATTGTGAAACGCTAAGGAGCGCATATGAGTACTGATCTCGCTATGCTGGATTCAGGGCTTCCAGACTATCTCAAGACCCTGAAAGTTGACGACACTACCAAAGCCCTCATGGGTAGCGGTGGTGGCACGGCTGTCAAGCGCATCTCCATCAAGGGCGGTGTGTGGCGACTTATGGTCAACGGTAAAGAGATGGCCCAGAACGAAGACCGCCATCTTAATGTTGTTATTGTCAACGCGGCCCCAAAGGTCTCTCGTACTTACTACGCACAGCAGTATCAGGAGGGTGGTGAGATCGTCGCCCCTGATTGCTGGTCTGCCGATGGTGAGGTGCCAGATGCCAAGGCTGCGTCCCCGCAGTCCAAGCGATGCCTTGACTGCCCGATGAACATGGCCGGTTCCGGTTCGGGTACTAGTCGCGCTTGCCGCTACAGCCAGCGTATTGCTGTCGCTTTGGCAAATGACATCGGTGGAGACATCTTCCAGTTGACGTTGCCTTCTACCTCCATCTTTGGTGAAGGTGCTGCCGGTAAGTGGCCGCTCCAGTCTTACGCTAAGTTCCTTGGTGGTAAGGGTATTCCGATCACGGCGGTCGTCACCGAGATGCGGTTCGACACGAACAGTTCGACGCCGAAGATCAACTTCAAGCCAGTAAGTTTCTTGGATGCTGCACAGCACCAACGCGCTATTGATCAAGGCGCTACTGACGCTGCCAAGCGAGCCATTACGATGACTGTGGCTGAAGCAGACGGTACTAAGCCGAAGGCCAAAGCAATCGCTGCCCCAGTGCAGGAAGCCGCTAAGGTTGAAGAGGACGCTCCCGAGCCGGTAAAGCGTGCCTCCAAGAAGTCCGAAGAAGCCGCCGCTGGTAAGCCAGACTTGTCGAAGATCCTCGCTGATTGGGATGACTAATGGCATCCCGGGGCTACTCGACACTGATGGTTCAGGCGATCTACGACGCTAATCCGTTTTTCTTGGGAGTCAAACTCGCCAAGATATGCGTCAGATTGAACATCCCAGTAACGGATGTTGCCGAGTACCTGAACGTGAGCCGACCAACTGTGTACTCATGGTTTATCGGTAAGCGCGATGTGTCTTACAAATACGCAACTCAGGTTGAAAAGCTAATAGACAAATTAGCTTAGCGGTAGATGGGCTAGGTTAGCTACCGAAAAGGGCATTGCCGTCTGCCCCTGCCCACTCTATTTGACGGCTTTTGAGGACGGCTATGCTTTCACGTAAGGACTTTCTTGCCCTCGTACTACCACCATTAGATGAGGGTGAGTCCTACTGTACTGTTGGCATCAAGGAAGATGGTGACGACAAGGATGTCGTCCAACGCTTTGTAGGTAGCATTGATGAAATCTGCGACCACGCTGACGAGTTTGTAGATAAGACGTACAACGCATTTTATGGTATGGCGAAGTATGGCCCAGAGGGACGCCGTACAACCAAGAACGCTGTTGCCTTAAAGTCGTTTTATATAGATCTCGACTGCGGTCCGGGCAAGCCATTCACTGATCTGAGTGAGGGTATGCTCGCACTCCGTGCGTTCTGCAAGGTAACTGGATTGCCCCGCCCGACTGTAGTTAAGTCTGGTACGGGTGCCCATATCTATTGGGTCTGCAAGCAATCCTTACCACGCGAGAAGTGGACGGGACATGCGGAAAAACTAAAGGCTCTCTGCGTAGAGCACAAGTTCGAAGTAGATCCGGTCGTTACTGGTGAGGCGGCTCGCATTCTCCGTATTCCGGGGACGATGCACGTAAAGGATCCTACTAACCCAATCCCGGTTGAGGTTCTGTACGCTGCCCCCGAACTGGACTATGCCGACGTAGAGAAACTTCTTGAACCAAGTTTCGACATTCTCGCTGGCTTAAATAAGCAGAGTTACAAGCAACAACTTGACCCGCTTACGTTGTCCCTGATGGGCAACAAGGTTGCAAAATTCAAAGACCTTTTGGTGGCATCACTGGAGGGTAAGGGCTGTGCCCAGATCGCACACATCTACAACGAACGAGAAACCCTGTCATACGATATGTGGCGGGGTGGGTTGAGTATTGCCCAGAAGTGTTCCGACCGTGACAAGGCTATCCATGTCATATCTCAAGGTCACTCCGGGTACTCGGCTGAACACACGGAGAAGATGGCCAACGGGACGAACGGCCCGTACACCTGCGAGAGGTTTCGTCTTCTGAATCCTACGGGTTGTGAGGGTTGCCCCCACAAGATCGTGACGCCTATTGCGCTGGCTGAACGGGTAGTGGAAGCCACCCCGGAAGACAACGTAGTTGTAGAAATCGAAGAGATAACGAAGGAAGAGAAACAGTACACCATCCCCAAGTATCCGTTCCCGTTCTTCAGAGGTAAGAACGGCGGCATCTACAGGAAGACCAAAAAGGAGGCGCAGGATGGCGAGGAAGTCGAAGTAGACGAACTGATCTTCAAGCACGACTTCTATGTTGTGAAGCGCATGGTTGATCCCGATCTAGGCGATACGTTGTTGTTGCGATTCCACACTCCCATGGACGGGGTTCGGGACTTCATCATGCCGACCACAACATCTATATCGAAAGAGAAGTTCATGACGCTTGTAGCCTCGCACGGCATAGTTGTGCTTGGTAAGAAGCAAGATCACTTGATGCAGTACGTAACAGATTGGATTGACGCACTTATGTTGAAAGAGAAAGCAGAGAAAGCACACCGGCAGTTCGGTTGGGTCGATGACGATTCAGCGGTCATTATTGGCGACCGTGAGATCCGCGCTACTGAGACGGTATATAGTCCACCGTCAGGGGCGACCATCACGACCATTCCGTTCTTCCAGACGAAGGGTGACTTAGAAACATGGAAGTCCATTATTAACCACTACGCCACTCCCGGCATGGAATACAGAGCGCTTGCGTTCTTCTTGGGATTCGGTACACCACTAATGCGCTTTACCGGACTAGAAGGGTTCTTGGTCAACTTGGTCAGCCGTGAGTCCGGTACAGGTAAGACAACGATCTTACATGCCATCAACAGTATCTACGGTCGTCCGAAGGAATTGGCCCTCGCTCCGAAAGATACTTACAACTCCCGTATGAACCGTATGGGTGTCATGCAGAACTTGGCTGTGACTATGGACGAGATCACGAACATGCCAGCCGATCAGATGTCCCAGCAGGTGTACGACGTTACCTCTGGACGCGCCAAGAATCGCCTCATGCAGCATGAGAATCGGGAGCGCACTAACAACACCAAGTTCCAGACTGGTGTGATCTCGTCATCCAATCGAGCCGTGACGGACGTGTTGCTGGCCATGAAGTCGTTCCCAGACGGCGAGATGAAGCGCATTCTGGAGATCCACGTAGAGCAGGAGGAAGGCCGGGACGGTACGTGGTCGCGTACCCACTTCGAACGACTGAAGGACAACTACGGTCTTGCAGCCGAACCGTACTTCAGGGCGTTATTGGCGCAACTTCCAGAAGTAAAGGAGTTGTTGGAAAAGACCCGCAACAGGGTAGACGCCGCTGCAAAAATACGACCGTCAGAACGGTACTGGAGCCTTATCGTGGCCTTGGCTGTGACGGGTGGATTGATATCCAAGAAACTGGGACTGCATGATATCCCAGTACAGCCGGTGTTTGACTTCGGTATCGACCTGATTAAGAAGACCCGTATCAAGAGTCGTGAGTACATGGCCGATGGTGATGAGTTCTTGGGCGTGTTTATGGGGCGGCACTTCAACGAGATTCTGGTTATCAACGCAGGATTGGATAAGCGCACTGGACTGGAGCAGGGCCCAATTAAGGAGCCACGTAATGCACTAACAATGCGTTACGAGCCGGACACCAAGATCCTGTACGTGTCGTCTGACGCCTACCGTCAGGAGATCAACAAGAGTTCAATGAACTTCGACGAGACGCTGAAGCCCTACATTGAGAGCAAGGCGCTCATAATGCACCCGGGTGGCAAGATAACTAACCGCAAACGTATGCTCGCCGGAACGTCGGCCGATACCAAGACACAAACTACTTGCCTTTGGTTCGACACAACTAAGTTGGAGTTCTTCAACGAGAAACTGATTCTTACTCCCGACGATGAAGATACACAACCTGCCAGTACTGATTCAGTGGCATAAGTTCGTACCCGGTTCGTCGTTCTTTATCCCGTGCATTGACCGTAGAGATATGAAACGGCAGGTGCTACAGGAAGCTCGACGGCTAAGGGTAGAGGTGTTGTGTAAAGAAGTTATCGAGAACGGAGTGTATGGGTTGCGAGTCTGGAGGGTAGACCCTACAATCACCACGCACTCTAGTTCTCCTGTCTAGGAGTTGACCCCTGCTTCGGCAGGGGTCCTTTTTACTGCATCGGGTCGATGCCCAAATCCCCGTAGATCTGCATAGCCAGTTTACGATCCACAGTGACACCGTTCACAGACTGGGCAATCTTGTCTCTACGGCGCTTGATGGCGCGGTTTAGCGTGACAAACGAGATGGGCTTGCCGGGGTTCTTCTGGTTGAAGTTGGCGGCTTCCAGCACCGCTTCCCTAAACCCGTCAGCATCTCCGCTAAGTTGTGCCAGAGCAGCACGTTCGATGATTCCGTTACGGCGTTCGAAGATCTTGCTCTCCATACGCTTGGCAGCACCGGCTTCTTCTCCAGCCTCGGCAACGTCTGACGGACGGAAACCGAACAACTGCATGAACTGGTTGTATGCGCCTACATCTTCTACAAGCGGAATACCGTTAGCAGTCTTCGCACCGTCAGTAGCGTACCGGATGCCCTTGTGGATGTTGCCGATAGCACGAGGAGCAACCTGCTCAAACGCACGACCGTACTGGCCGTTCTCCATGTAATCAAACGCTCGCGGGACGCCTACTGCATACGAGTACGCAGGGCCAAGGAACTGTTCCATGGTGTACGTAACCGGACCAACCTCGGCCATACGCTTCGGATCTTCACGCCAGAACATGCCAGTCCATCCAGTACGGCTGGCGATATCTACGCCTGTCAAATAGTTGACGGGTCCCTTGTAGTTGAAGAGGCCAATCGCTTCACGAAGCGCGAACTCCGGATCATATGGCTCGTCATCATCACCAAAGATACCGTTCAGGGCAGATACGATAGTCATGCCAGCACCGACAAGCGGCATACCCTGAGCGCCAGCAAACACGTACGCAGTACCGAAGTAGCCTATCAACTCCTTACGAGCGGCATCTCGGACTTCCTTGGACTCGCCCTTACCGGCTTCGCGTATCGCGTTGGTAAGTAGCAACATACGGTTGATAGCAAACTGCTTAAACGTCAAAGCAGTACGGGCAAGACCATTCTGCATGATCGGCGGTCCAGCCTTCGGGAAGGAAGAACCATAGATGTCATAGACGCTACGTTTAGCATCGTTGAACGCTTCTGGATCAAACTCACCGTCAGCAACTTTACCGCGCTTGGCTTTGCTGAGTTGGTACGCAGCAATTAGGGCAGTCTCGCGGTTGAACATATCGGACTTAGCAAAAGCCCAGTTCACAACACGATCCACACCCGCTTTCATACGGGCATACTTGGAGTCCAGATTCTTGAACTCGGCAATATCCCGAAGACGCTGCTCACGCACCACGCCTGAGTCAAGTCCACGGTCGATGACTTGTTGGATCTCGGGAGATTTATTTTTTGCAAAGAACAGCTTAGACGCATTCGTCAGGGCAGCGGAGGACTTAGCAAAGCCGTACGTACCGCCTAGTCTGCTCAGCGTGACGGTTGGGACATCAAGCACGTTGACGATAGCCGTTGAGAGATTGGCACCCAGATACATGGTGTAACTGAAGTAGCCAAGCTTGCTCGCCCAGTTGTTCAGGTTCGGATTACGGAAGTAGTCCAGTTGCTTCTGTACCGTACCGTTAAGATCCGCAGCAACATCCGGGTTGATGCTCCCATCCCCAACCTTTTCCGCAAGCTCAACCTTGAACTGCTCCTGATCCTCAGCAATCCGAGGAACAAACTCCATATTCGTCAAGCGACGAGCGTAACTGCTTCCGACATTAGCAAAGGCTTGCAGAACATCCGGCTCGTAACCAGCGGTTGCTTCACGCTTGCGTGATAGTTGAAGAACAGAGTTGTTCGGGAGGTAGTCCATGTACGTGTCAAAAACCTGACGCACGACATCTTCTGGCACTTTGTTTTTACGCAACGTGCCTACAACTTCCCCGAAGAAACTGGTCGGAGGTACGCCCTTCATACTGAAGTCTTCGCGTACAGTGGGATTGATGTCCTTAGCACCAGCACGTCGCGCTTCTTCAGCAGCCAAGTCACGCTCGCGGGGCGAGCCAAACAAACGTGACACGTATTGATCGTTCTTGTCGGTATAGGTCAACTTGTAGTCACCCGTACGGAACAAGGGCAAATACACAGGCAGGCGGCGTTTGTTGATCTCAAGTTGGATCTTCTGCCACTCAGTCGGAGTAAGGTACTGCTGCATGACCTTCTCGATACCCAACGCATAGTCTAGGTATGCAAGACGAAGATCTTTGTACAGTTCCAATACAGCCGGATCACGCTTCGCAAGAGCCATAAACTCCTTGTACAGCGGATGATCCTTCTTAGCCTTCCATTCAATACCACGACTCTTATCAACAAGATCGAGGACTTCAACCTGCTCAACAGTAGTGTCGAGCATCATATTGAATATACGGGTACGCTCGGCAGGAGAGTACTTCTCCATCACCTTCTGACCCTTCTCAATCTTCTCCGTAATCTCATCTTCGCGCTTACGGAGAGCAACACCTTCGGCGTTCAACGAGTCCCACATGCGCTTTAGACCGGTCTTGATGTACTTGCCATACATCTGATCCAGTTGGTGCAGGGTCATCGAACTAAACATAGCCCGACGAAGGCTGGGATTAACTTTAGACGCAGCATTACGGGCTGCTTCCATATTCGAACGGGTCGGAGGCGCACCGCTAGTCGGAATCTTGCCTACGGTATTGATAAAGTCCCGATCATTCGCCCTTTGTTCGGTGGGCGACATTGAGTAGCGTGCTGCACTGTCAAACGGAGAGCCGTCCAACGGACCTTTGGCGTTTTTCCAAGCATCAGCCGAACCCGGACCCATTGCATCCAAGAAGTCTTTGACTGACTTGGCCGGTACAAATCGGTTGCCGGTCAACTTAGCTACAAGCTCGCGGAGTTTCTTAGCGAGATCAGCAAAGAACTTTTCAACAACGCCTACAGGCTTTTCGCTGGTAGTCGCCCACTTGGAAGTGTTGTCAGCAAACCACTCAGTAAACGAACGCCAGTACGAGTCTTCCTTGGCAAGTTTGGTTTCCGGAGTTTTACCTGCGGCTTGCGCTTCGGCAGTCTCACGGTTACGCAAAGCATAGATGAGATCCGAGCCAGACTTCTTTTTGGCACTACCGAGCCACTCGTTGTACTCGGCTATGATCGCAGCCTTAACATCTTTGGGTGCGTTATCGAACGCGACCTTCTCGATCAAGTGTCCAAGTTCGTGGGTAATGACTTCTACCGTACGGCCCTCAGACATACCGGGCTTAACGGATATATAGAAGTCTTTGAAGTCAGGACCATAGGGACGGAGCGAACCATCCTCAAGAGCGTTAAGTCCGGCAGAGAACGCAGACGAGTAAGTTCCGTACAGTTTGTACTTGTCTTGATTATTGCGAACATCTTCCGGGTGGAACAAGAACACACGGATGTCGCCCAACCCCATGGACTTCATGAGACTACGCAAGAAGTTAGCGTAATTCTGGTTCACGCCATCCGAACCCACTACGTTAGAAGTAGTGCCAGTAAACGGACCCTGCGGGTTCTTCTCAACCTTA